ACACTTGAAGAATTTACACATTATGTGTGGGCAAGAAATCAAGATAATCTTCGTCCTTTATTAATGAACACTCGTCCCTTAGAAGTATATAGCGGGTCACCTTATGGAAATACTAATTACGGTTATCTACCTTATGGAACTGTTACGAACCCAATATTTCCCGTTGCAATTAATGGTTACAGAGTTACTTATAATGCTGGATATGAAACATTACCAGAAGATTTAAAATTAGCTATTTTTGATATAATTCAATATTATATGCGTAATGATTCAGCTATACACTCAACTAAAGCTATTAGCCCAAATACTATGCAGATTGAGTATGTTAGCAATACCAATTTTCCTGCACACATTAAACGCGTACTAGACTTATACACTTCGAGTTATAATTAATCATGGATGTTGCTCAATTTCTAGATTTTATGCTAGGTTCCAATTTAGCAGTATCAAAAGGGTCATTACCTGAAGTTAGAACAAAATTATTAGATGCAGCACAAAAAGATTTACGTTCTGTAATTGAAGATACTTTACCAGTCATATATTTGGTAAAAGCTAAAGATATTGTAAATAATCTTGTTGTTGCTTTGGCTCAAATGGAAGAAGCTAAATTACTTACTTTTATATCTTCAATAGATGATCCAATAGAAGGTAGGTTATACTCAACTGATGATGCTTTTTACGAAGCTTTATTTGTTATACAAGAAGAATTAACAGCAGAAATAAATATAACAGCTCAAAAAGTAGTTGAGGGTATACGCGCAGATATTAAAAAAAGTATTACTACTAAAAGTCTAAGTAGTAATATAGAAAAAATAAATACAGCCTTAACAAGTGCATCTAATGCCTATGCTGTAACTTTATCTATAGGTACTTCAAAGGATACCAATCAAATAACTGAAATTTTACGTACACAAGTTATAAATGCTGGAACAAATCTAAGAAGTTATTTGAATTCTAATACTCCAGCTGTTTTTACTGATGCACCTGAAATTTTATCATCATATGATCCAAGTAATGAAATACTTATAATAGGAAGTACATTTGCTGGATTAAAAGAAAAAGTTAATAAAATAGCAACCCCTATTGTATTAAAATGGTTAAAAAGCCACGGATTAAATACAACTACTCAATTAACAGTTGGTAGATTTACTGATGCAGGACATGTTGCTGTAGTTTCACAAGAATCTGGTGTAAAAGAAATAGTAGGCATAAATACTCCATTAAGTCAAATGACTTTAGCGTATGCAAGTCAGCAAGCTAAATCTAATATTATAATGGATACATTTATATTAGATTCAACGCATATTGATTCTGCATTATCTATAAAAAAAGATACATCAACAGTTAAGAATTTATTATCTTTAAATTTTTCATTTGTAGTTTCGCAAGAATCTACATTTAATCAGGTTACTTTACGAACAGCAGAAAATGCTGCAATGAATAAGGTAATTCAAAATGTCTTTAATATTACTAGAGAAAAATTAAAAGAAAATTTCTTAAAAAGAATTGTATCAGGCAAAGGATTAGATTACTTAGTATCTGCGCTTAGGTTTTCACCTACATTAAAAGAATCTATAACATTACAAGTTCTAGCTGCATTAAAAGGCGAAAAAGACACAAAAGTTTTAGCCTTAGGAACTGCAAAACAAAAAGGCAAATCTTCTGGATTAAGTAGCGTAAAACAAGATGTACAAAAAGCTATTAAAAAAATAGCTAATCCAACTAGCTCAAATAAACCAGCTAGTAAGAGATCTAAAAACAAACCTAAAACAGACTCTTTACTAGATTTACAAACACTTATTAATACCCATTTGCAAAATGTAATTTCTGCGAACATGGGAGATGGTACAGCTAGAAATGTCCTAAACTACAGAACCGGACGCTTTGCTGCGTCAGCTGCTGTAACTAGAATGAGCAAAAGCAGAGAAGGTATGATAACGGCCTTTTATGAATACATGAAAAACCCTTATCAAACATTTGAACCGGGGTATCGTCAAGGTAGCCCAAAAACCCGAGACCCTAAATTGTTAATTGCCGCTTCAATACGTGAAATTGCAGCAACAAAGGTAGGCAATAAATTAAGGGCAGTATCAACATGAGTAAACGTACTTCGATATTAAAAGCCTTAACAGAAAAGTTCAAGCTTATTGACGGCAACGCACCTTATAGTGTAAACATTTTTAATAATGCTTATCCCATTATAAAATTCTGGGATGAAGTTAACGACTTTCCTTGCGTATACGGCTCCACAGGTTCAGAAACCCGTGACTATTTACCAGGCAATTTTACTTGGGCATACTTAGGCATAAGTTTAAAAGTATATTGCCGAGGCGAAGAAGCTCAACAACAGCTAGAATTATTACTAGAAGATATAGAAACAGTAATTAATGCTAATCGAGTGTTAGTGTATGATACTGTGAATAACCACGAAACTACTGAAATTTTAGTAGCTTCAATAACAACTGATGAAGGGCTTTTGCGCCCATATGCTGTCGGCGAAATAAACCTTCAGGTCAGATATCAGCTGATGTAACCCGTATCAAGAGTACGACCACAGATAAATATCTAGTCTAGTACTGCGATACTAAACAAAAAGGAAACAAAATGGCATTAAATTTAGTACGTAATAGTAGAGTATTCTTTACTACAAACGTTAACTCATCAACCGGGGCAGCTCTTACTACCGGTTTTACCGCTGCAAATACTCAAGAAATTCAAGTTCTTGATGGATTTACGTTCTCACAAAATACAAATGCTGATGTTATCACGATTTCTGAGGCCGGTGTGGCTCCTGTTCGTGGACAACGTTCGTTCAATACAAGCTTAGCACCTGTTGATTTTTCATTCTCAACTTATGTACGTCCTTACAATGCTTCAACAGCAATTACTGCTGAAGAATCTGTGTTGTGGAACGCAATGTTTGGTGCTGTAGACTACAACGCCTCTACTAGTACATTAACTCTTGCTGGCTCACCTACTTATGCTTATACATTTACTAATGCTACTGGCGTTGGTGCATTAACAATTACCCTAACTTCTGGTACTTTAACTACTGGTACTAGTGTTGGTGATGTTGTTACAATTGGTGGATTCACAGCAGCAACAGGTGGAGCATTAACTTCATTTAATGCTCCTGCACAAATTATAAGTTATAAAGTTGGTGGCAGTTCTGTTACTAGTGGTGCAGTTCCTGCAACTGGTTTAACAGAATTAGTATTAAACTATGTTAATCCTACTACAACAGCTACTACTGGTTTTACAAATACTACTCCAAAAATCTATCGTGGAGCATGGGCACCTATTGCTGCTACTCAGGCAATCGCTACTGCAGCTGGTTCTAACTTAAATCAATTGTTAAAGTTTGCTATGTTCTTTGCTGTTGACAATGTTGTTTACCAAGTTGACAATTGCGCTATGAATCAAGTTATGATCGACTTTGGACTAGATGCTATTGCTACTCTTGCATGGACAGGCCAAGCAACAGCACTAACACAATCTGCTGTTGCACTATCAACAATTACAGCTACTGCTGGTACTAGCTATACAGCTAAAAATACTTCAGCACCATTTATTACTAATAAATTGAGTACTGTTGCTTTCCAAACACTTAATGCTCTTGGAAGTGCAGCAGCTACTACATACACAATGGCACTAACTGGTGGTTCAATCACAATTAACAATAATATTAATTATATTACTCCAGCTAACCTTGGTGTTGTTAATGTTCCAGCTGTTTACTACACAGGTACACGCTCAATTACTGGTACTATGAATGCCTACTTAAAAACAGGTAGTGGTGTTGGTGGTACAGGTCAATTGCTTGCAGATATGTTAGCAGCTAGTTCAAGTTCTGTGGAACCAATGGCATCTGTTTCATTAGCAATCGGTGGATCTAGCAACTCAAATCGTGTTGTACTAGACATGCCAACAGTTACGTTTACTGTGCCAACAGTTGATGTTCAAGCAGTTGTTTCAACAGCTATTAACTTTACAGCTGAAGGTTCTACACCGTCAACTACTGCAAATGGTAATACATTTGCGCTTGACAAAACCAATGATATTACAGTTCGTTACTACGCAGCTTAAATGTTTCTTGGTAGGGGGTTGATCTCCCCTACCTCTTTTTCTCGTTTCTTATAATAAAAGGATAATTTTTCCATGGCAACTCAAAATGCTGCACTTAGCCTAAAGTCACTCTTAGTACCGTCAAAAACGGTTGAAGTAGACTACCCAGGTTTAAACGGCTTTAAAATTAACGTAGTATTTCTTTCCCGTGAAACCTTAGTAGGTATTCGCAAAAAAGCTACAAAAACAACTTTTAAAAATCGTCAACCTGTAGAGGAACTTGATGATAAGTTATTTTTACAACTATATGTTAATGCATGTATTAAAGGATGGTCAGGCTTTAAGCTTTCTTACCTAGAACAGCTAGCTCCAGTAGATTTATCAGGACAAAAACTTGATGATGAACTACCGTACGACCAAGATAACGCATTATTCTTAATGCAGTCGTCAGCAAATTTTGATGCTTTTATTTCAGAAACAGTAACTGAGTTATCAAATTTCACGAAGACCAGTACAGAGAGTTAAATCGTCAGCTAGAATCCTATTTTAGCAACAGCACTGTTAATATGACCAAAGACACATATTTTGAAATGTGTGAAACTTTGGGCACTGAACCAATTGAGGAAGAAATTCCCGTAGAGTTTGAAGACTTTTGCTTAGATGTTCAAGAAGCGCTGGGAATATACTCAAAGCTACGAGACGAATGGGATTATATGGGTGGTAACTATATAGGCAAAACATATAATGGTTTGCTAGATATATTAGAATTACTAGATGTACCGGTCGAAGATCGAAGAACTCAGTATGAGTTAATAGGGATAATTGATAAGCATAGGTCACAAGCCATTGCTAATGCAAAACCTAAAACAAAATGAAGAACCCCAGTAGCTGATGCTACTGGGGTTTTTTTATGGACAAAAAAATTTGACTATTGACAACAAAGCCCATAAGTGTTATAATGGGGGTTACTAATAATAGCGTTTAAAAATTTTGCACGCTAAGCAGGAGAACACATGGCAGAAAATATCAATATTGCAGTTAATGTTAATGATAATGGCACAACAGCACAAGCTACGGCCCAAGCTACAAAATTAGCACAAGCACTACAAAATGCAGCCACAGCAGCTGCAGGTGTACGTGTGCCGGTAGCTACTGCAGCAGCTCGTCAAGGCGTAGCTGCATCTCAACCAAGCATGTTGCCTGCACGTGCAGCTGCTGCTGGGCCCGGTGGAACTGCCAGTGCTACTAATTTATCTCGTGGTATTGGTGGTCAAACAGGTGCAAGTGGTCGTGATTTTGCAGCAGAAGCTCAAGGTTTGGGCGGGCTTGTGCACGTGTATGCAACCTTTGCAGCTAACCTATATGCTGTTTCGGCAGCTTTTGGCGCACTAAGCAAGGCAGCTGATACTGCAAATATTATTCAAGGTTTAGACCAACTAGGTGCTGCAAGTGGTCGTTCGCTTGGTACACTAGCTAAAAATATGGTAAGTGCTACGGATGGGGCAATCTCACTACGTCAAGCAATGACTTCTACTGCACTAGCAACTAGTGGCGGTATGAGCAGTAAAGCTATTTTAGAAATGACTGATGTTGCTAAGAAGGCTTCGCTAGCACTTGGCCGTGATATGTCAGACTCTATGGATCGTTTAACAAAAGGTATTGTAAAGATTCAACCTGAATTGCTAGATGAACTTGGTATTATGACCAGAGTTATCCCTGCTCAACAAACTTATGCTCGTGAGATGGGAAAAAGTGTAGACTCACTAACTGACTTTGAAAAACGCCAAGCATTTATGAATGCGGTACTAAAAGAAGGTTCTGCAAAATTCAAAGATATTGCTATTGCAGCAAATCCATACTCTAAATTAACAGCTAGTTTAGCTGATTTAAGTCAATCAGCTTTAAATGGAATAAATAAAGTATTAGGCCCATTGATGACGTTTTTGTCAGAAAGCCCAACAGGTTTAACTATGGCTGTTGGAACCTTAGCGGGACTATTATTAAAACAGGCAATACCTGCATTAGGGCAATATAAAAAGAGCCTTGAAGATCTTAGACAATTAAATCTTGAAAAAGCAGCAACTAAAAGCGATATTCTAACTGATACTGGTCAATATGACGCAGCCCAAGCCGATAGATCAAAACAAGCATATTTAGACAGAAATAAATATGCTACACAAAGTGCTGAGGTACAAGCACGCCTATTAAAAGAATCCGAAGATATACATGCGGGTGTTTTAGCCCGTAATGAAGCACGTTCAAAAAGCTTTCTTGGACATGAAACAACTAATCAAATGATTATTAACAGGGCGTATGCAGATGCTGCTGCCTCTAATATTAAATCAGATGTTGCCCAAACACAATCAAGATATGGGCTAGTTGCTGCTTGGAAAAGATTAAATGAAGAAATTAATGTATCTAAAACTACCGGTCAATTATTAAAATTTGGCGATGGCGTAGAAGCTATGGCACCTAAAACCAATGCTTTGCAAAATGGATTTATGAGATTAAGTGGTGCCATAATGATACTAGGTACTGCAATAAGCACAATAATTGAAGCATTTGCACCTTGGTTACTACTTATAGGTGTTATAACTGCAGGTATAGGTTTTTTAATGGATCACTTTTCTAAAGCAAAAGAAGAATCTGGAAAAGCCTCTAAAGCTTTTGATAGTGTAAATAGTGCCTTTACAACAATGGGTAATACTTTAGATGCAATTAATCGCAAACCATTTCTAGAACAATTAAATCAAGCAAGTATTCAAGCAAAAGCTACTGCGGTAAATGAATTAGTTGATACTGTTGATGCTTTAGCTAAAGCTACTGCTGAAGCAAATAAAAAAATGGGGTTTTGGGATACCTTATCCGATTGGAGAATGGGTCACGATTTCTTAAAGTTAGTTACTCTAGATTTTAAATTTACTAGTGCCGATAAATTTTATTCTGCTAAAGATTTAACAGAAGGTTTAGAAAAATCTTTAATAGGAACAGCAAGAGCCATAGAAGGCAGCCCTGGAGCAAAAGCTTTTAATGATTCAATTAAAAAGATATTAAATATTAACTATAAAGACGTAAGTCAATTAAAAGAAGCACTTGGTACTGTAGGAGATCAATTACTTATAAAAAATCCATCTTTAATTGCTGCATTAAAAACAGCTAATAAAGCAATAGGTGAAAGTGCAGCAATTGGTCAAACATTAAAAGATACTTGGGATACAACAGCAAAAAGCTGGGATAATATTATAACAAGTTTATCTATTACAGATCCGCTAGGTAAACTAGGGCAAGATGCTTTAATGTCAAGCCTTGCCATGCAAAAAGCTTTTAATGATCCTAAAGCAAGCCTTGCAGAATTAATTTCTTTAACAACAGATTTTAGAAAATTAAGGATGTTAGACCCTAATACTGCTAAAGATTTAATTGAATTTGGTTTTCAAGCTGAAAAAGTTCAGAAAAATATCGGAGATTTAACTGAAAAATTAAATACGCAAAGAGAAGCAGCAGCAAAAGCAGCAGAAAAAGTTAAAGAAGTAACAAAACCACTTCCTAAAGATTTAGCTGTAGGAATTTCTGTACCAGGCGGTATGCCAATGCCTAAAAATGTAGGCATAAGTGTAGATTCTAAAGCAGTATTAGCAGCTAATACCCAAGCAGAAGCTGCTAATAAAGCAGTAGCAAATACAGAAAAACAAATAAAACTAGAACAAGAAAAGTTAAATAATAGTGATTTATTAATAAGAGCTCAAAGCGATATGTTTAAATTTGCAGCAAATGCAATAAGCATATCTATAGCACAAGGAGCAGCTAAAGCTAGTATTGATTTACAAAAAGCACTATTAACAGGTGCTACAGGTCTTGCTAGTATTAATTTAAATGCAGATTTACAAAAGAAAGATATTGATTTACAGGTAAAAGCTTTAGGTGGACAAGTAGCATTAATATCAGCAACAGAAAAATTAGCTTTAGTTACTGAAGAAGCTACTATATCTAGAGAAAGAGAAGCAGCAAATGCAGAAACAGATTCAACAAAAAGAGCTCAATTATTAAGTGGGCTTAATGATAGAAGTAAACAACTTACACTTAATGCTGTAGCACAAGGCCAACCATTACAAAAATTAATGGGTCAAGCACAAGGCAAAAGTGGCGAAGATCCAGGAGTTCAAAAAGCTGCTAGTTTAGCACTACAAGGTGCACTGCAAAGACAGGCGGTAACAGATAAACAAGATTTATTAGTTTTACAAAAAATTTCCATTGAGATTAATCGCCAGGCACAAGCACAAGCTGAAAAAACTAGATTAAAACAAGCTGAAATAGATGTAGACATAAAGATGAATTCACTAGCACAGGCTCAGCTAGATGATTTATTAAAGTATACTTTATTTGCAACTGAACAAGATATTGCTGAAAAAAGTAGATTAGAAAGTGCACAACTTTATAACCAAGAAAAACGCACAGAAGTAGAACTACAAGGAAAAATTAATGCTGCACTAGAAGCGCAAGCTTTTGCAAAGAAACAAAAAGGTGTGACTCCTGAGATTTTAAAATCACGTCAAGAAGAAGTAAATAATGCTCAGGATACTTTACTTAAACAAAAACAAAAATATGGTGTTGACGTAGTAGTACAACAAATAAAAATTGAACAAGAGTTGTTTACTGCCAGAAAAACTCAAAGAGAATTTGAACAACAACAACTTAAAAGACAAACAGATTTAGCTTTTACAAAACGCGATATTGATATTAGTATTGCAGATAATGCTTTGTCAGCTGTTAGTACTATGAAAGCAGCTCTGCCTTCTAGAATAGCGCAACAAGAAGCTCTTAATAAAGTATTAACTGAACAATTACGTATTGAAAAATTTATAGATAATCTTCAAAAGGAAACCTCAAAAACAGTAGAAGATATTAATGATAGATTAACAAAAATAGCAAATACAAAAGGAAAAGGCGAAAACTCATCAGAATTTAAAAAATTACTTGCAGAAGGTAATGCTATAGCAGATAATGCTAGAGCTATACAAGCAGCTGAAGAAAAAAAATCAATTGCATTTATAAAAACTATAGGTGTTATAGGAAAATATACTCAAGAGTTAGAAAAACTTAATGATATTGAACAATTAAATGCAGCTAAACGCGAAACAGCAGCACAAGGAATATCTGGATTAGAAACACTTGGTCGCATAGATCCCGTAACTGCAGCAAAGAAAAAATATCAACTTGCCGAAGAAGCTCGTCAAGCAGCTTTGAGAATATCTACATTAGGTGCAAATACTACTATAGCTGCTGATAAAGCAAAACCAGGTAGCGTAGATGCCGAATCACTTCAAAATGCTAAAGATAAATTAGAACAAGAAACAAACATAAGCAATCAGAAAAAATTTCAAAATGACCTGACATTAGAATTAGTAAGTATTCAAACAGAGTTAAATAGATTACTAGGAGATCAAGCATATATTACTGAAACTGCTAGTAAATTTACGGATAACATGACTACTGCTTTTGGAGATTTAGGCAATGCAATTGGAACCGCCACAGAAGCTTTAGCAAAAATGGCTACAGATACTATTAAATACGAAACAGAAAGAATTAATTTAATAGAGAAACGAAAAATGGCTGAAGGTGATCCCAAAGAACTAGCTAAAATTGATGAAGATATAGCGCGTAATGATTCTAAAAATAGTCAAGATCAGCTTGCTAATACAACAAAACTTATTGGTTCAACTAAAAAGTTTTTTGATCAAAAATCAATGGGTTATAAATTATTAGGCAATCTAGAAAAAGTTTCTGCAATGGTAACTGCGGCTTATCAAGCTAAGGAATTAGCAATGGCAGCAAGCACAGCATTGGCAAAAATTGGAATTGATATACCAGCAATATATGCATCATTTATGGCTCAATTAGGACCATATGGTGCAGCTGCTGCAGGTGCCGCTATGGCTGCTGTAGGTATAAATGCATTAGGTGGAAATGCTACTAAAACTGATATGGTAGACATGACTGGTAAAACTTCAGAAGACCGTCAAAAAACTCAAGGCACTGGCGGTGTATTTGGAGATGAAACAGCCAAAAGCAAAACCATAACAGATTCACTAGAATTACTAGCTAAAAATTCAATAGAAGGTTTAAACTACGATAATGAATTATTAAAAGCTATGAGAAAGGTAGCAGATGCCGTAACAGGTGCTGCAAAATCTATTTATGCTAATTCAGGTATTAGAACCGGAAAAGGTTTTGGTACCGGTGAGTCAGAAAGTTCTAATGCTAATTTTGGTTTAGGAAAAGCAGGTGGTGCAGCAGCAGGTGCTGCAATTGGTTTTCTAGTTGCAGGGCCTTTAGGTGCTGGTATAGGTAGTATGTTAGGTGGAGTTGTAAATAATGTATTAGGTGATATATTTGGAGGAGGAAGCTCTACTTCAAAGAAAATTACATCAGCTGGACTAGAGTTAAAAGGTACATTTAAACAAGTAATGGATGATACTGAAGGTAGTATTAAACAGTTTAAAGATGTGCTAACAACAACTCATAAAGAGGGCGGATGGTTTAGTCAAAGTGAAGATTCAAGTTCACTTGCTCACGAAACCCAAGCACTAGGAAGTAAAGCTAGTCAAGCAATAGCTGATATATTTGGTCAAGCTAATGAAATGTTTATTGCACTAGGCAAAAAAACGGGTGTGTCTGCTGCAGAAATTCAAAAGACGTTAGAAAATTTTGATATTTCTATGCCTATTGATTTAATGAATAAAACAGGACAAGAACTTGTTGATGAGTTAAATGCAGTTATAGGTGAAAAAATAAGCGGTGCTGCTGAAAAAATCTTTACTGGATTTGAAAAATACAGAAACTTTGGAGAAGACTATTTAAAAACAGTACTGCGTGTTGTTGATGCAAATGATAAAGTTAATCAATCACTATTATCAATAGGTCATGCATTTTCAGTAATAGGTAAATTTGATATAACTGAAGCAATGGTTAATGCAGCCGGTGGTCTAGAAACTTTCCAGACACAAGCATTATTTTTCCATGATAATTTCTTAACTGCTGCTGAGAAATTAGCACCAGTACAAAAAGGTGTAAATGATCAGTTAGTAAAATTAGGTATTAGTAGCAGTATTTCAAGAGATGAGTTTAAACAACTAGTAATTTCTCAAGATTTAAGCACTCGTGCCGGCAGAAACATGTATCAAAACTTAGTGGAATTAGCTCCAGGTTTTGATATGGTAACAAAAGCTATAGATGATCTTGCCGTTAAATCACTAGACCTAGAAGCAAAAATTTATGAATTAATTGGCAAAAAATCCACAGCCGTAACTATTGCTAGAAATAAAGAACTAGCAGCTATGGATGCTTCGTTAAGACCTCGTCAAATTTATATTAATGCACTAACAGATGAAATTGCACTACGTGATCAATTAAAATCTGCTTATGACTCTACAAATAAATCTTTAACTGCATCTATTGATACATTAAAGAATTATAAAACAGCACTTCTTGCAGGAGCATCTTCAACACTTACTCCAGCAGAAAAATACGCACAATCTAAAGATTTATTAATACAAACTGCAGCAGCAGCTAAGGCAAGTATTACAATGTCAAGCTCTGCAGCAGATATAGCAGCTCGAGATGCAGCACTTGCTAAACTAAGTTCAGTTTCAGATAGTTTCTTAGCTAATTCCAAGGAAATGAATGCAGGTAGTGCACAGTATTCCACAGACTTAGCCACAGTTACATCAGCATTAGATGATGCTAGTTCAGCATTATCTACGCAACAAACTGATATGCAGCAACAATTAAGTTTCTTAGATACTATAGCTTCAGCAACTCAAACAACTGCAGATATACTACTGTCATATCAAACTGCAAAAAGTACTAGTGAAGCTGCTCAATTAGGTGCAGTTACATCAGGTTCTGTGGCTGCTGGTATACCAATACCAGGGCATGCAAGTGGTGGACTAGCACAAGGTATATCTTTAGTTGGGGAAAATGGACCCGAAATTGTAGACTTTAAAAATCCAGGACGTGTTTACTCTAATCAAGCAAGTAACGATATATTTAGTACTAAGGAATTAGTTGAAGAAATCAAATCACTACGTAAAGAAGTAGCTTCTCTACGTGCTGATCAGCAAGAACAAACAGGACATTTAATTACATCTACATACGACGCTAACATGAAAAATGCTGAAGCAATTGCAACAGCAAATCAAGAAGCTTTAAACAACCAAAATTGGAATACAAGATCCAAGGTTAAAATAGCTTAAAAGGATGCCCCGGTTATACTGGGGCATTTTTTTGTCCCAGATAAAAAATATACTTGACTAAAGTGATCTAATCGAGTATAATAGGGTGAATTGAATTAGGAGAATATATGAGCAATGTAACGCAAGCATGGCTTGAAGACCCTGCCAGTATTCGTGGCATATTGGTAGAAGTAACAGTAAAAGATTTACTTGGTAAATACGGAACTGCTGGCACGGATGTAACACTATATCTTTCTAACATAGGATATACTACAAGCACAGCAGATGTAAGTTATTTGCCATATTTAACTGGCTCACTACAAACAACAGAAAGCCTATCTATTGATGGCGGTCTTTCTATGAGTTTTGGTGATATTGAAGTTTCAAATCCAAACGGTGAATTAGATAGTTGGTTAGATAGTACACAGTTTATTTGGGTTAATCGTAGTATTCAAGTATATTTAGGTGATCCTCGTTGGATTACAACTAACTTAGCCAATGTGTACACAGTATTTGAAAAAATATTTGATGGTGTTATAGCAAACACAGACTCTGCTGCTCGTGAAACATTAAACATAAAAGTCCGTGATAAATTAGAACGTTTAAATATGCCATTAACTGCAAATACCTTAGGTACATACGGAACTTGGGCTTCAGGACAAACAAATCAAGATAGTATTCGCCCAATAGTATTTGGCGAAGTACATAATATGTCTCCGTTGTTAGTAGACCCATCATTATTAGAATATATGTTTACCGATACCGGCGGTACTACAATTACTACAGTAGTTACTGCTACATCAGCCACAGATAATACAATAACTTGTGTAAGTACTCAAAATTTTGCGGTAGGTAAAGCAGCAGTATTTAATGGCACTGGAGTTTTTGGTGGCATTGTAGCAGGCACAACTTATTATATTAAAACTATACCATCCTCAACAACTTTTACTATATCTAGTACAGTTAGTGGCACAACATTTGCGCTTACTACTGCTAGTGCTCTAGTTGGTGGTAGTGCTGGTACAACACAAACTCAAGTAACTGTTGTTGATGTACCTCTTCCAAATACACAATTATCATTACTACTAAGAACTAGTAATAATTCAACATTTGCCAGTGATTCTAGTCCTACTACAAAATCAGTAATAAATAATAATTCTGCTACTAGTTCAACTTTAACACCTTTTACAAATGCTGCAGGAGCATGGGATACTACGACATACCCATTTGGTTCTATTGCTTTTAATGGTACAAATCAATATTTAAATATTGCAGCTAATGGTGCTTTTCAATTTGGAACAGGTACTTTTACCTGCGAAGCTTGGGTATATGTAACAGACCGAGGTAAATCTTATACCATATTTAGTAATGGTATAATGAATAATATGATAGAAATGGGTATTACTGCAACAGGGTATCCATATGCAGCTTTTGGAATTATAAGTGGTGGAAAAAGTGGTGAAAACGGGACTTTAACATTAACTGCACCAACTGGTTTTGTAATGACCAGTGTTTTACTTGGTGGTTATGGGGCTTTTACAAGCAGTAATGGTTGGTGGATACCAGAATTTACTGGAAGTGTAGCTAGTACAACATTATCTGGTCAAACATTTGAATCAATGTGTGTAGGGCAATCAACAGTAACTATTACTTCAAATGGTAATGGTAATGCAACATGGGGAGACGTTGCTCCAGGAACTGTTAAAGGATTAGCGGCAAACGTTACTTATGGAGTAGTAGGACCTAATATACTAAGTACAGGTACTTGGCATCATCTTGCTATAGTTAGATCTGGAACAGGAACAAATCAAACTGTATTTTATGTAGATGGAGTAGTTGCAGCAACAAAAACAGTTGCAACAGATTTTAGTATTGCTCCCCCTTTGTATGTTGGAGCAACAACATATGGAAATAATACAACAACGTTATTTTGCAAAGGCAATATAACTAATTTACGTATACTTAAAGGTCGTGCAGCATATACTGCAGCATTTACTCCTAGTACTTTACCTTTTTTAACGGCTAGTCCTAATGTATCGTTATTAACGCTTCAAAATTCTAGTGCTATTGATAATAGTGCGTATTCACATGCATTAACTAAAAATGGCACTACTCAAACATTTTCTAATGTAATTACACCAGATACAACAACTTACTCTACTTCATTTAACGGATCAAATAATTATATAACTATTCCATATAATAGCGTGTTTAATATAGATCCATCTACTGCTTTTACTTTTGAATGCTGGGTACTTACATCTAGTACAACTACATTTGTTATTGCTGCTAGAAATTGGAGTTATGGAGGTACTGGCCCTACTTGGGCATTTTATCTAGAAAATGGTATAACTCCAGTTATGGGTATTGCGGGTACAGGTTCTGCAACTTATGAAATGGGAAAATCAACATTAAATGGAACACTTGGAGCTTGGAACCACTATGCTTGGTCCAGAGATTCCAATAATATTTTTAGAATATTTGTTAATGGTCAAATAGGATTAACTAGAGCTGATCAACAGGGCATGACTTCAGCATCTGGTAGTATGTATATAGGTGTATCATCAAATTTAAGTTCTCCATATGCAAATGGGTATATGTCTAATATGCGATTTGTAGTTGGTGCGGAAATCTATACTACAGCATTTACTCCAAGTAAAATACTTAATGGAGCATCTACTGCTTTTTCTACTACCACTACTACCACTACTAATGCTATTCCAGGTACACTAGACCCTAACCTGATGACTGCAACAATTACAGTAGGTGGTGGTTCTACTGCTGAAAGCGTTATTGAAATTCGTTACAACGGTTTGCCAGCTTATACTAATCCAGATATATATGGAAATAATAATACTACTAGACCTAACGGTGCTGTAGTTAATTTAGATACTGGTAAATTTACGCTTACTTCTCAACCGTTTGGCACGGTTACTGCTTCTGTGCAAGGTATTAAAAAGAGTATAGATTTAACTACTGGTACATTAATAGAAGGTACTTACACTAATAATATTGCAAAAATAATTTCATTAATTGCCACACAGTATGGTGACGCAAATAATAAATTAAGTGCCACTGATCTAGACTTAACAAATTTATTAGCTTTTTCAACTGCAAATAGTGCGCCAATAGGTACAGTAATTTTAGACAGAACTAATGTATTAAATATTTGTCAATTAATAGCTGCTAGTGCTAATGCACAATTATTTTTTAACCGTAAAGGACTATTACAGTTATTGCAACTTGGAACACCTACTAGTGATACAGTAGTTGCTATTACTGATACTGATATATTATTTCATAGTTTAAATGTATCAGCAAGAACAGATGTTGTTGCAGCAACAAAAATAGGTTATTGCAAAAATTATGCAATTCAAAGTACGATAGCTGGAAATGTACCAGCAAGAGCTATAACAATGTATGCAAATGAGTGGTACACTAGTAGTATTTTAGATGCAACTGTTAAAACAAATTATAAAATACAAAGTACTCCGGAACAAAAAGATACTTGTTTAATAGCTAAAACAGATGCCGATGCATTAGCAACAACTATAAATAATTATTTTAAAGTACCTAGAACTGTATATAGTTTTGTTGGAAAATCTAGCTTATTTTCATTAAAATTAGGGCAAGCAGTTACATTAACACATAATAGATTTGGATTAAACAGCGGTAAATCAGGGCAAGTAATATCATTAAGTCCTAATTGAGTAGCTGGTACAATAAATGTAGAGGTGATTATATAATGGCAGCAATTGTTAATGAAAGAGATAAAGCACTACAAGCAGCGGCCTATAGAACTATGGATACGTCCGTAAGTATAACCTCTTCTGGTGGTGCTGGATTTAAAACACCTAAAAATGGTGCTGTAACTATTCCCACAAGTATTACACTTACAGCAGCTGCAAGTTTAATATTTACTGCTGCAGCTGTGTATACTTGGCATTATGCTGTAAGTTCGGCACCTACAACTTGGGTATTACTAGGTACAGGTACTACACAAGTAATTACAAGTGCTACAATATTAAGTATAATTGGAACTAGTACTTCAGTAAATTATAGATGTACTGTTACAGAAACTTTATTAACAACTGCATATGGTTATTATAGCATACAATATAGTGCTGAAGCTTCTGATCCAGTAATAGTAAATTTAACAAGAGCTGTTGCAACAATTGGTTGCGACGCAACAGGTACACCAATTAGTTTTGCAAATACAGATACTACAATTACTGTAACCCGAGGCACCAGTAATTTAACTTATAGTTCAACTGGCGGTGCTAATACATTTAAAGTTGCAATTGCCAGCGGATATGATACCGGTCGTACACTGGGCACACAAACTGCTGTTGATGGTGGCACTACCTATAATCTAGCAAGCATAACAGCACTTACCACAGATTCAGCAAAAGTTGTATTTTCAATAACAGTTTATGATGCATCAGGAACTGCATTAGCGCCTGTAACTAAAGAAATTGTATATACAAAAGTAACTAGTGGTATTGTAGGAACAAATGCAGTATTTTATTACTTAGATGTACCTACTCCTGTTATTACTAAATCTACTAGCAGTCCACTTATCAGTGGAACACATAGTAGTATTACTGTAACAGGTAAAAAAGTTGATGGTGGTACTACCACTACATATGGATTTATAACTGTAACTGGTAATGGTGACTCAGAAGTTGGAACTGCTACTCCAAATACTGTTACATTTACTCCTAATAATAATGCAGGAAAAACCTCTTATACTGTAAAACTCTATAATCAAGCTTCCGTAGCTGGCGCAACTACATTAGATACTCAAATAATACCAGTTGTATTTATTGGTGGTAGTACTATAACTAGTACGTGTACTAATGCCAATACTGTAATTCCCACAGATTCTAGTGGGTCAGCTGGTGTTTATACAAATACTTCAACAGACATTTATGTATATGAAGGTGCGAATGTATTAACTTATGATTCTGTAGGTACTACTAATGGTACTTGGACAGTTACCGCTTTTGCAACAAATATAACAGCAGGTACAATTACAGATTTAGGCGTATTTGCACGCACAACCATAGCATCTAATATACTTGCTGATACTGCTTTTATCAATTATAATATAAGTGGGATAAGCCTAGGTGGACAAGCTTTTACAGCTGTAACTACCCAAACATTTGCAAAAAGCAAAGCAGGTGTTCAAGGTACACCTGGAGTAGGTACTCGTATAGCAATTGTTAGTGCTTATGCTTGGAGTAATTCTGGAGTGCCTGTTTATACTGGTAATACAACATATACTTGGGCAACTAGTGTTAATTCAACAATACCTACAGGTTGGTCCGCAATAATTCCTGCTGCTCCTGGTACAGGATATACATTATATCAATTAAGTTTAACTATCACAGGTTTAACAACAGATACTAGTACAACTGCTAGTTGGACAAATGCTGCTAATGGTACGATTGGTTATCGTAATGATGGAACTATTGGACCACAGGGTAATTCACATCGTACTGCTTATGTTGTTACAACAAGTCTTGGAATTCCAGGTACGCCAACTGCTGCCACAGCAGGCGTTGGCGGAGATGCAGCACCCACTAGCAGTGTTACTAATTTAGATAACTCACTAGCATATTGGAGTTTTGCAGCTACTAGCGTTTTAACTAGCGGACAATATTTATATCAATGTGATGGTATTCTTAATGCTACAACAAATGGTATTACTTGGGGTAATCCGTATCTTTCTAATTTAAAAGTTGGAAGCTTATCGGCTATTAGTGCTAACCTAGGTAGTATTACTGCAGGTCAAATAAATATTGGTCCTAATAGATTTATTGTAGAATCTACAGGTGCTACAACTATACAAAGCGGTACTAGTGGTGCGCGTATGCAAATCACTGAAAATTTTATTAAAGTATATGATGGTAATATTTTACGAGTACAATTAGGCAATCTTAGTATGTAAGGCATAAAATGAGTTTTGGTTTAAAAATGTATAAGTCAAATGGACTTGTTGCGTATGACTCGGATTCTGTTACTTGGAATCAGGTTGATCAGCTTTATTTAGCAGCAAGTGGAAGCGGTAGCTGGAATTATCCAATACTTATTGACAAAGAAATATTAGTAGTACAGATGTTAATAGATGCACCTCCTACTACACGAAAAGCTATAGCATATACTATAGTTACTAATAATACAAATGGTACTATTTCAATTTCAGGCGGTTCTGAAAACGCCTTTTTCTGGGTATTAATGCGATGAGCTACGGATTTTCAGCAACTAATAATTATAATCAGGTATTAATATCTAGTGATACAAAAAATTTGCATTTTATAGGCAAAGCATATTTGTATAGCACTATTAAAGCTAGTGACTACTATGGTGGTATGCGACAATGGAGTTTTAGAATTGGCACATCTAAAAACATTGCTCCATTACCGTTTTTTTCAATGACAGGCGATGAATACTATGCTATATCTGCAGTTAGGCAGATTAGTACTGCACCAAATATTATTATTACTACTCAACCAATTACAGTTATAGGGCAGATAGCTAAATACTATAGTTGGACTAATGGGCCCGGCGCTATTAATGAAGGTTCAGATAATGTATATAGCATAGCTACAACAAATGTAGCTACTGGTACTGTGCTATATTGGGATATTTCTCCAAGTACTAGCGATGATTTTCAATACACAGATGGTAGTTTTATTATTGATAGTGCAGGAAATGGATCTTTTCAGATAACTCCTACTAAATTATTTGATCCGTATCCTGAAACTGCAGAAAATTATACAATTAATATTAGATCTTATCTTCCATTAACAGGAACAGTAGTTTTATCATATACATTTACAGTTAACAATCAAACTTCTAGTGATATCACAGGATTTGGCTGGACCACTGACTCAAGTTGGGGAGCAAGTACACTTTCAGAAGGCAGTAATATGCCGGGTACTGGAACTCCTGCTGGTACAACTTTTATAGTTACTGCTACTCAAGGTAATAACGCAGTAATAGCTACATCTGATATTATTACTATAAGTTCAGACTACGCAGAAACTTATACTTTTACAACATTACCTTTAACTATGAATGAAGGTACTGCGTATAATGTTGTTGTATCTACTACAAATGTTATAAATGGCACTGTAATATATTTTACACTAAACTCAACAAACAAAAATGAATTTATAGTTGATGAAGGCAGTTTTACTATTAATAATAATAGTGGAACATTTAGTATAACTCCAAGCCTTTTTTATGATCCTTATCCAGAAACTGGATATACTAATTTTACTATTAGTTTAAATAAACGTTATGGGCAAAATGATAATCTTACTGTTGTAGCTATTACAACTACTAATAATCCGACAATAAATATAGCTGCTGTTACTACTTCACAAACAACAGGATTAGGTTGGCAAAATAATGCACTATGGGGCACAGATCCTATTACTGAAGGCGTTATAGGAAGTGGAATTCCAAATGATACTGGAACAACTACTAGTACAGTACCTACAAATACTTTTATAGTTACAGATACAAATCCTAATAATCCTGTAATTGCTACTTCTGATCAGTTTGCTATAGTTAATACATATCTAACAATTAACGCAAATCCAGTTCTTAGTGGGGCTAATTTTCGTGCACCTACATCAGCAGATTTAACTGCTTCAGGTTATACAGGCGGCGATCTAGCTAATTACACAAGTACTTATGGTAATATTTTACTAGAAGGTCAATCTTTTACTGTAAACCTATCTTCCAGTAGTACTACTTTAATTAATGGTACAGTTTTTTATTGGGATGTGCAGGCACTAGGTACTGGACTACCAGTAATACCAATGACAGTATATACTGATGGATTGGCAAGCCCTGAAGCAATTACCAATGATTTTTCTACTAGATCAGGTTCTATAGTTATAAATTTTGGAGCCGGTTCATTTACTGTTCCTAGTATACGAGTAAATGAATGGGCTATGAAAGAAACAAAGTACGAGTTTTTTAAACTTAATATAAGAATGGGTGCTGAATTAACAGGACCTATAATAAAAACCGTACCTTTTCAAATATTAGATCAGCCTTTTACTGCAGATAGTTTACCGCACTGGGGAGATCCAGATAATCAAAGTACTCGTGGCATAGTTGCTAATATGAATGAGGGTACTACTAATAATTTTTATGTTTATAACGGAGTTAGCGGTAATAATAGCAATAGTAATGCTAACTATTATTGGACTATAAATCATATTACAACTAATAACAGTGATTTTACTGCGGTAAGCGGTCAAATTACATCAAGTAAAACTAATGCAACAAGTGGATTTACACAACCTACAGGTATTTTTAGTATAACTACTGCGGCTGACAATCTAACAGAAGGTTTAAAAAGATTTAATGTAAGTATTAGAATTGGTAGCATAACTGGTACTATTGTACAAACAAGTGGCGAAATTCGTTTGTTAGATACATCAACTTCGCTTCCTCCACTACCAAGAATATTATCAACTAGCCACGCAAATTTACTTATTGACGAAGCTGTAGTTGGTAATATAACAGTAAATTACACTTTAACACTAGCATCTGCATTAAGTGCCAGTGCTTCTACTAGACTATATTGGAGAATTAATCACGTAACCACAGATGCTCTAGATTTTGTAAATACTAACGGTTTTGTAACAGTTGCTGCTAATGCCACTACTGCAACTTTTAGTATAGTTATTAAACCTGGAGACACAGCTGCCTCAGAACAAACAGAGTATTTTTCAGTTAGCGTTGTTGAAAAAGCAGCAGCAAACTATAGATACTGGAGTATTAATCATGTAACTACAAATGCCAGTGATTTTATTACTACATCAGGGGTTTGTTTACCCGGCGGGTATAATTGGTGGTATTTTTATGTTAATGCAACAGCGGATAATTTAACAGAAGGTACTGGCACAGAAAAATTTACACTTAGTATAGCAAATAGTACTAGTGGTATTTTGTGTACTTCAGGACAAATAGCTATTACAGATGCTAGTCAGGGACGAGCAAGACCATATATTATAGGCTCTGCTAAAGTTGCAGAAAATGTAGCAAATACTTATAGTGTTTTTACTAGTGGATTATCAGATGGTACATATTACTGGCGCATAAATGACATTACTACAAGTACTGTGCAAAATATAACTCCTACATCTACTGGTGATTTTACTACTAGTTGGGGTGAGGTTACTATAACAAATAATAGTGGTACTTTTAGTGTTACAGCAGCTAATGATGGTTTAACTGAGTACGAAGAAAAATATACTATTAGTTTGGTAAATAAAGCAGCGGCTGATAAATACTGGACTATTGAACATATAACTACAAATGATAGTGATTTTAATAACATATCTAATTATTGTATACCAGGCGGGTATAATTGGTGGTATTTTAATATTCCTGTAGTTGCGGATTATATAACTGAAGGTACAGAAAAGTTTAATATTCAAATTCGTCAGGGAAGTGATACAGGTACTGTACTAACTAAATCAGGAGCTATTAGTATACTAGATACTAGTCTAGGATATTATTCAGTAATACCTGGAGCACTTACTGAAAGTTTTGTTTTTAATGCAACAATTTTTACTCCTGGCGTTGCTGATGGAACTACCCTTTATTGGGATATCAATCACATCACAACCTCAGATTTAGACTTTGTAACAACATTTGGTTCATTTGCTGCATCTACAAGTGGAGCAACAATTAGCATTACGGCTGTTAACTATGATGCTGCAGAATTTGATGAAGGTTTTACAATTAATGTACGCACTCAACCAAAATATATCTGGGAAATTGAGTTAATTCGTAGTGGAATAGCTAACACAGTACCTGAAGTTTATATATTTGCTGAAGCATCTGCCTCTGCATTATCACTTACTGAAACTATGGGATTAAGAGTACTTCGTGATGACGGCTCAACTAGTTTTGATTCACGATTAGGCCCACTAGTAATTAATGCAGCTACTGCAGTTACTCAACCATATAACCCAAGACCTTCACCTGGCGGAGGTTTATATTCAGAAGAATGTCGTTCTAATGGGCAACAGGCTGGAGATGCATTAGCTCCAGATCTTAGTAATTATAATGCTTATAATATAGCTAATATTCCAAATAAACCAATATATCACTATACTTCACTTGCACAGGCTCAAAGACAGACAAATGCGCATAGAGATAGACAAGAATGTACGGGATTTAATGCTTATGGTGGTTGCGTTGGATATGCTGAAGAAGAACACTGGGATTCAGATTATTGGTGTTTTTATAGGGGCGGAATAAAAAATTTCAGTAATACTTATATACATGCAGGATGGATTCCTGTAACTTGGAACTGTTATTGGAGATACTCTAGAGGAGCTTCACTTCTTGGTGTTGGTTATGGTAATGGTGGAGATAATGGAGGGGGTTGGCCTTATAATAATGAAACTATAAATCTTTCTTCAGGTGTTGTTATTATTGCTGATGGTGCTTTATATGATTAAACCTTTTAAAATTATTAATACAATAATAGAACCAGATGGTGGTACAGGAGTTACTTTTCAGGTATCAAAAGTTACGCAAATTAGTAATAGCACACAAGAAAAACAAACGGTAACTTCATATATATCCGTTCCTCCTAACACGGATATTGATAGGTATATATTTGATGATTTAAAAAAAGCTGGGTGGTTTTAAATGCAAGAAATTTATTATTCTGGAGATGCAGCAAGACAAAGTTTTGCCTATGAAAATCAACCAAAAGAACTATATGATTTATTATTACAAAGTTTTTCCTGGGTAGACCCCTTAGAGTATTTTTCGATATCAGAACCTACGTATCATGATATACTTGAAGAAGATGTAATTACATGTTGTTTACCAAGATATACAAGTACTCTTCTTGTAGGGCCACAAGCTGCATTAACAGCTAGAAAATTTTGTATGACTAGTAAAACTTCATATTTACGATCATACGAATTGTATGAACAATCAAAACTAACCTGGTTACCTGATTCTGCAAAATTGTTCTTTTATGGTGTTAATCATGAAGAATTATTTAGACCTTTTAATCCTAAAGTTAATACATTTACTGATTTTTACTTTAGTGGAGACCCTAATGTAATAGAACAAGCTTTTAATTTACCAGAAAAAAGAGGAAAATATGATACGGGGTATGGTGCTACTGTTGTAGATAACAAAGTAGTAAGAGTAAAACAATATTGTTATGATGAACAAACTACATTTTCTGAGTGGGATTTATCGTATATAATTCACTGTAAAAATATAGGTAGAACCGATCTTTTATGATTAATATTATTGTGGTTATGCCACTAAAGGAATACGATGGCAGCAAATAATCTTAGGATAATTTATCAAAATGCGCTGGATGCAACCGCAACTATAACTGCATCCAGCGAGGCTTCGGCTAGTACACCAGTAACAAATCTTAAACTCGACCCTAAATCGCAAGTTTGGAGAAGTGG